AACCCGGTTCACCGTAAGGCAGAAATGATGGCCACCATGAAGGGGCTGGAACTTCTGGCCGAAGCCCGTGGCGACAGAGCGGTGTTTCTGACTGTCACCTGCCCGTCAAAATACCATGCCACAACAGAGAACGGTCATCCGAATCCCAAATGGAACGGGGCCACCATGCGCGACTCCAGCGATTACCTGGTTAACACGTTTTTTGCAGCGGTCCGCAAAAAACTGAACCGCGACGGCCTTCGTTGGTATGGCATCCGCACGGTGGAGCCTCACCATGACGGCACTGTGCACTGGCATATGATGGTCTTTGCTCATCCGGAAGAAATCGACAGCATCGTGGCCATCACCCGCGATATTGCCATTCAGGAAGACCGCCACGAGCTGGGCGATGACATAACTCCGCGTTTTAAAGCGGAGTACGTCGACGGCTCAAAAGGCACGCCAACCAGCTACATCGCCACCTACATCGGAAAAAACCTGAGCAGCCGCGCCGTGGATGGTATCGACCCAAAAACGGGCAAGCCACGCGTTGACCATGAAACCGGAAAATCAATGGCCGAGAGCGTGGAGCGCGCTATCGGCTGGGCGCGCCTTCAC